GCGGCGGCGGCGGCGGCATGACTTCTCCTGTTCTTCCTTTGATGGACTATACTCAACCTATAAATTACACTGCCCCGAGAATCTCGGCTCCTGTTCCTCAAGGCATAGCTGGAATACCTCGCACACCGATTATAGGTTAGTTATGAAGTGTCGGCACTGTGGTAGGGAGATTGAGGAGGATTCGGTGGACAAGGCTCCTTCGTGTTCCTCTTGCTATCTGCCTTGGTTTTTCTTTTTAGCTCGGAGGGACTATGAACTGTTGGCATTGTAGTACCGAGTTAATTTGGGGCGGGGACCATGACATAGATGACGATGAGGACTATGTTATGGAGACGAACTTGTCGTGTCCTAGATGTAGAACGTTGGTAATGGTTTATTATCCCGCAGAGGAACAAGATGACCCTTCAGAGCTTTGATGCGCTTCCCGAGGAGGCGTTGAAAGAAATACTGGCTTTAACTGAGGCCAAGAAGCGGCTTGATTTACAAGAGCAGGCGCAGAACAAGTTCATGCCGTTCGCGCATCATGTGTATGAGAACTTCATTGAGGGGCGTCATCACAGGGTGATTGCGGAGAAGCTGGAGGCTGTGGCTCGTGGCGAGTTGAAGCGGTTGATTATTAACATGCCGCCTCGTCATTCGAAGTCCGAGTTTGCGAGTTACCTGATGCCTGCATGGTTTTTGGGTAGGAACCCTAAACTAAAGATAATTCAGGCTACCCATAATACAGAACTAGCGGTACGTTTTGGTAGGAAGGTTCGAGATTTAATTGACGATCCTGCGTATCGGGAGATTTTTCCGGAGACGAACTTGAAGGAAGACAACAAGGGCGCGGGAAAATGGGGCACTGACAAGGGCGGCGAGTATTTTGCGGCGGGTGTTGGTGCGGCGGTCACGGGTCGTGGCGCGGATTTGTTTGTGATTGACGATCCACACTCGGAGCAGGACGCTATGAGCGACACTGCGTTTGATCATGCGTATGAGTGGTACACTTCTGGTCCCCGTCAGCGTCTACAACCGGGGGGTGCAATCATAATTGTTATGACCCGCTGGGGTAAGAAGGACCTTACGGGTCGATTACTGGCCCGACAGGGCGGTGACATCATGGCAGACAAGTGGGAAGTGGTAGAATTTCCAGCAATTATGCCTAGCGGCAACCCTTTGTGGCCTGAGTTCTGGGAAAAAGACGCATTACTGGGAATTAAAGCGTCTTTGCCTGTTTCAAAGTGGTCTGCGCAGTGGCAACAGACGCCCACGGCCTCTGAATCTGCAATTATCAAGCGCGATTGGTGGCAACCGTGGGAGCAGGACAAGATTCCGACCTTAAAGTACGTCATGCAGTCGTATGACACGGCGTTTTCGAAGAAGGAAAGCGCGGATTACAGCGCGATTACGACTTGGGGCGTGTTTAACCCGTTAGAGGGCGGTCCTGACCACATAATTTTGATGGATGCGCAGCGTGGTAGGTGGAGTTTCCCTGAATTAAAGGAAATTGCCTATGATGAGCACGAATACTGGGAACCAGACATGGTTATCATAGAAGCCAAGGCCACTGGACAACCTTTGATAGACGAATTACGTCTCAAGGGCATTCCTGCCTTGGGTTTTTCTCCGGGCAGAGGCAAAGATAAGGTCACTAGGATGCACTTGGTAGCTCCGTTGTTTGAGGCGGGGATAGTTTGGTATCCGATGGACAAGAAGTTTCCTGAAGAGGTCATCGAAGAGGTTACTTCTTTTCCGTATGGTGACAATGACGATTATTGTGATAGTATGACCCTAGCTTTAATGCGTTTTCGGCAGGGTGGTTTCATCTATCTGGACGGCGAAGATGACCAAGAGGATGAGTGGAAACCTCGTAGACGGGAGTATTACTGATGGTGATGTCACCAGACATAGAAGTACCGATTAATGTGCCTATGGAGTTTCCTAACGGGGCCGAGGTTATTGATGACGGCATGGGCGGGGCGATAGTCCAGTCTATGGAAGAGATGCCAATGGATATACCTGATGACATTCCGTTTGATGCAAACTTAGCAGAATACTTGGATGACGGTGTTCTTGGCGAGATATCCTCTGATCTTCGTGGTTTATACGAGGAAGATTTAGAGTCGAGGTCCGATTGGGAGCAGACGTACACCAAGGGTTTGGATTTACTGGGTCTAAAGACCGAGGAGCGCACAACTCCGTTTGAGGGTGCGTCTGGTATTGTGCATCCCATGATTAGCGAAAGTGTCACGCAGTTTCAGGCGCAGGCATACAAGGAGCTTTTGCCAGCGGGTGGCCCTGTTAGGACTCGTCTTATGGGTATGCAGGACCAAGCTCGTGAGGATCAGGCTAATCGTGTAGAGCACTTTATGAACTACCAGATTACGGAGATCATGGAAGAGTACGATCCGGACATGGATCAGATGCTGTTTTATCTCCCTTTGTCTGGCTCTACGTTTAAAAAGGTTTACTTCGACCCCACTAAACAACGTGCAGTTGCACAGTTTATACCAGCACAAGATTTAGTTGTGCCGTACTCTGCTTCTGACTTGGCTACGAGCAATCGGGTCACTCATGTTTTGCGCATGGACATCAACGATGTACGCAAGATGCAGGTTGGCGGCATGTATCGTGACGTTGATCTAAAGGAGGGCGGCGAGGTTGAGGCTGACTCTGTTCGTCAGAAGGTTAACGAGCTAGAGGGCTTATCAAAGAATTACTCGGACGATGTTCTGACGGTGCTAGAGATGCATGCGGACATGGACATTGATGGTTTTGAGGACATAAACCCTGAGACAGGGGAGCCATCGGGCATAAAACTGCCATATATCATTACGATTGATGACAACTCGGGACAGGTCCTGTCTATTCGGCGCAACTATGACGGCGCTGACCCAGTTCGTCGTAAGCGTCAATACTTTGTTCACTACAAGTTTATGCCCGGATTAGGGTTTTATGGCTTTGGTTTAGTGCATATGATTGGCGGCTTAGGTCGCGCATCAACTAGCATTTTGCGCCAGTTGATTGACGCTGGTACATTAGCTAATCTTCCGGCTGGTTTCAAGGCTCGTGGTGTTCGCGTTCGTAACTCTGATGAGCCACTGCAACCGGGAGAGTGGCGGGACATTGATGTTCCGGGCGGTGCAATTAGAGATTCAATAATTCCTCTGCCCTACAAGGAGCCTTCGGCTACCTTGGCACAGATGCTTGGCGGGTTGGTTGCAGATGGCAGACGCTTTATATCTGTAGCAGACCAACAGGTTCCAGACATGAACCAAGAGACGCCAGTCGGCACGACTGTTGCGTTATTGGAACGTGGATCAAAGGTTATGTCCGCGATTCACAAACGTTTGCACTACGCGCAGAAAACCGAGTTTCGGCTTTTGGCGCGTATCTTCGCTGAAAACCTACCTCCTGTTTACCCATATGAGGTGTCTGGGGCACCCCAGCAGGTTAAGGCGCAAGACTTCGACGGCAGGGTTGACGTCCTCCCAGTCAGTGACCCTAACATTTTTTCGATGGCGCAGCGAGTTACATTGGCCCAACAACAACTCCAGTTGGCTCAGTCAAACCCGCAAATGCATAACCTCCATGCGGCCTATCGTAGAATGTATCAGGCGTTGGAGGTGCAAAACATTAACGAGATTCTTCCTCCCCCTCCACAACCGCAGCCAAAGGACCCTGCGATGGAGAACGCGGACATGATTTCGGGACAACCAGCCAAGGCCTTTCCTCCTCAAGACCACGATGCTCACATACAGGCTCACTTGAGTTTGTTGAATTTGCCAATACTTCAAAACACTCCTCCTGTTCTGTCGGGGTTGATCACTCATGTGTTGGAGCATGTTTCACTGAAGTCCCGTGAAGTGGTTATGGAGCAGGTACAGTCTCTTGTTGCGGAACCGCAGCAGCAGATGCAGCAACTACAACAGATGGCTCAGGCGGGGGCTATATCGCCTCAGCAAGCCCAGCAGCAGATGCAGCAACTGCAGCCACAACAGTTTTCCCCTGAGCAGATAGAGGCTCAGGTTGCGGTAGTGGAAGCGGAGTTGATGGCGGATATCATGCCTCGTTTGGCAGCGGGTCAGAAGAGTGCTGAAGAAGACCCACTGGTTCAAATTCGCATGCAGGAACTTCAGATCAAGCAGATGGAAGCGGAGCACAAAGCTGCGATGGATCAGGCTAAGATTGAGATAGAGGGTGCCAAGCTAGAGCAACGTGCGGTAACGGATGCGGCTCGTTTGGACTTGCAGGAAGAGATTGCCGACAACCGAAACGAAGTAAACCAAGATCGCATTGAGATGCAACGTGAGTCTATGATGCGGAAGGGACTAGGATAATTGTGCGTCCATGATAGACCCTGTAACGGCATTTGCAGCCGCTAACGCGGCCTTTAAAGGCGTTAAAATGTTGGTTGGCGCTGGTCGTGAGATACAGGATGTCAGCAAGCAACTTGGTGCGTGGTACGGTGCGGTTGCTGATATCTCCAAGGCAGAGTCTCAGCGCAAGAAACCTACGTGGTTAGATAAGCAGACTCACGGAACTGATAACATAGAGCAGCAAGCTATGGATATCGTGATCCGAAAGAAGACTTTGCTTGAAAAGGAAAAAGAGATTAAGTTTATGCTGGACTATAGGTTTGGTTTGGGGACTTATGATGAGATGCTGGGGATGCGCCGTAAGATACGTGCTGAGAGAGAAGCAACAATTTATGCTGCTATGGAATCTAGAAGGCAGTTGGCTAACAACGCGGCTATTGGCGGATTGACTTTGGGCATAGTCGGCGTGTTGGGTGGTGGGATTTATTTAATAGTATTGGCTACGCAATGATACACGCTCTTATATTGTCTGTGGCGCTTGCTGGTGTGGCAAACCCAACTCATGTTAAATGTCATCTTTGGAAAAGGTTTACGGACGTAAATGATCAAAAGATATGTGTGTATAGATTCAGTGCGGGTTTTGGTGGGCTGGGATATCATTACCCTACGCTTAGTTTTTCAGAGTGTCCGAAAGTATTTAGTTGTGTCTATGAGAAGAAAGATAAACGCCCTAGTTTATCGGAAATATTAGATGGCCTGAAAGGAGGGTTCTAATGTCTATGACTTTTAACACTATACTAGAATATCGTCTCATGCCGAGACTTATGATGTTTGTAATGACCGTGATGTATATACGGGTTCTGGAGTGGGGGATGACTTTAGAGGATTTGTCCACACAGCAGTCCACGATGATATCAATTTGTTCTGGGTCCATGACGGGCGCATTTGCGGTATGGCTAGGATCAGAGAAATGATGGCGCTGTTAGGAAGTTTACTGGGCTTTGGGAGTTCTTTTCTCCCCGAGGTTCTCAGTTATTTTAAAGCTAATCAAGTGCAGAAGCATCGTATGGAGATGATGCAGCTAGAAACACAGCTGGCGCAGAAGCGTTCTGAGATGAAGCTGGTTGAGTT